TGGACTATATTGATTGTGTGTTACCTGAGTCATCATCAAAAGATGAGTGGAAAGCGGAAGGTTCGGTAATGAGAGGATTCGAGGCTATGTGTCACGAACTTAACTTAGTTGGTTGGACTGCGACTCAAGGAAATAGAAGTTCTATTTCTTCAGAAGTTGTAACAACAGACCAAATGGGTGGGTCAATCAAAAAGGCTCAAGTTGGACACGTAATCATTACTGTTGCAAAAACACTCCAACAAAAAGAAATGAATCTGGCAACAATAGCGATTACAAAATCACGTCTTGGGAAAGATGGGGTTGTATTCGAAAATTGTAAGTTCAACAATGAACTTCTTGAGATTGATACGGAAAGTTCAGTTACGTTCTTAGGATTTGAAGAACAACAAGAAGAGAAGAAGAGAGACAGAGTCAAAGAGTTGATGGAGAAAAGAAAACAAAAAGAAGAACAACAAAGACAACAATTATAAAACACACAATTATTATGGAAAAAATTTTAGTAGAGAATCCCAATAGATTCGTTATATTCCCCATTGAACACAATGACATTTGGGAATTTTATAAGCAACACCAAGCTGCTTTTTGGACGGCTGAAGAAGTAGATTTAACTAACGATATTAGAGATTGGAATAATCTAACAGAAAATGAACAATATTTTATTAAAAATATTTTATCATTCTTCGCAGCTTCTGATGGTATCGTTAATGAAAATCTTGCAGAAAACTTCGTGAAAGAAGTACAATATCCTGAAGCTAAATTTTTCTATGGATTTCAGTTGATGATGGAAAACATTCACAGTTTAATGTATTCATTATTGATTGACACATACATTTCAAATGAAAAAGAAAAACAACTTTGTTTCACTGCTTTGGATAATCTACCTGCAGTTCAGAAGAAAGCAAAGTGGGCGTTGGATTGGATTCAAAATTCAACCTTCCAAGAAAGACTTATCGCATTTGCTGCGGTCGAAGGTATCTTCTTCTCAGGGTCTTTCTGTTCAATTTTTTGGTTGAAATCAAGAGGTATCATGCAAGGTTTGTGTAATGCAAATAGTTTGATTTTCAAAGATGAGAATCTTCACTGCGACTTTGCAATTCACTTGGTTAATAACCACTTGGAAAATAAACCATCAGAGAAAAGAATCAAAGAAATCTTATTATCTGCATTGGAGATTGAAAAAGAATTCATCACAGAATCATTACCTGTTTCACTTATTGGTATGAACTCCAATCTTATGAAACAATATTTAGAGTTCGTTACTGATGGATTGTTGGTTAAATTCGGATGTAAAAAAGAATTTAATGTTGAACAACCATTCAAGTTTATGGAACAGATTGCAGTTGAAACAAAGGGTAACTTCTTTGAGTCAAGAACAATGGAATACCAAAAAGCGAAACTAAACGAAGAGTTATCATTTGATTCTGATTTTTAATTTAATACTTTTATATCTATGATGTCATTAAAAATTAAAAAAAGAAATGGGGATGACGTTGCGTTCAATCCTCAAAAAATTTATAATAGAATTAAACGTGCTGCAAAAGGTTTGACTGTAAACTCTGATGAGATTTTCATTAAGGTGATTACATCAGTACCAACTGAAGGTAACATAACTACAAAGGAGTTAGATAAACTTGTATATGAAATTGCTGCGGCATATACTGGAAGTCACTATGATTATTCGAGACTTGCTGCGTCAGTTGCTATCTCATCGTATCATAAAGAAACTGACCCAAGTTTTTCAAATGTGATGCATACCCTTCATGTTGATGGTGTTGTTCACGATGAACTTATGGAGATGATTGAGAAGTATGGACCTTCTAAGATTGATGAGGTAATCAATCATGAGAATGATTACAATTTTGATTACTTTGGATGGAGATCACTACAAGAAATGTACTTGTTGAAAACTCCTCAGGGTAAAGTAATCGAAAGACCACAACACATGTATATGAGAGTTGCTCTATGGGTAACTAATTCATTCGAAGAAGCGGTAGAATATTATCATTCATTATCAAGTCAACGTATTTCTAAAGCGACTCCAATCATGATTAACTCAGGAACTAAAGTTCCTCAGTTGGCATCTTGTGTATTACATTACAATAATTCAGATTCGAGAGAAGGATTATTGAAAACCTTGAATGATATTTCAACATACTCTTCAGATGCTGCAGGTATTGGATTGTCCATGTCAAACATCAGAAGTAAAGAAAGTAGAATCAAATCATCTGGTGGTTTCGCTGGTGGATTATTGAAGTATCTTAAGATTGTAAACGAATCATTGAGATTCTTTAACCAACAAGGAAGAAGACCTGGTAGTGCCGCGATATACTTGGAACCATGGCACAAAGATATCTTCGACTTATTGGATATCAAAAAGAATACAGGGGCAGAAGAATTAAGAGCGAGAGACTTATTTACTGCACTTTGGATTCCTGATAATTTCATGAGAGCGGTTAAAAACAATGAAGATTGGTATTTGTTCTGTCCCAATGATATTATCAAAGCGGGCATCAAACCTTTACAGGAATGTTTTGGTGATGAATATGAAAGAAACTATCAGTTAGCAATCAATGCTGGAATTGGTCGTAAAGTAAAAGCACAAGAAATTTGGAGTAAAGTAATTGAATCTCAAGTTGAAACTGGTGTTCCTTACCTTTGTGCTAAAGATAGTGCGAATAAGAAAACCAACCATCAGAACATTGGTGTAATCAAACAATCTAACTTGTGTAATGAAATTTATCAGTATACTGATGAGGATACAACTGCGATTTGTACATTGTCATCAATCGTTTTGAAAAACTTTATTGTTGATGGAAAGTTTGATTATAAACTTTTGATTGAAGAAGTAAGAAAGGCAGTTCGAGCATTGAACAATGTTATTGACAAGAACAACTATTCGACTCAAAAAGGTCTCAAAGGTGGTTTGGAACAAAGAGCGATTGGTATTGGAGTACAAGGTTTGGCTGACGTATTCTGTCTTATGGATTATGTCTTCACTTCGGATGAGGCTAAAACATTGAATAAAAATATTTTTGAAGCAATTTATTTCGCTGCGGTCACTGAAAGTAATGATTTGTGTAAAAAAGGAATTAGAAGACCTTACGAATTCTTCAAAGGTTCTCCAATGTCGAAAGGTATTTTCCAATTTGATATGTGGGGTGTTAACGAATCAGAGTTATTCTTGGATTGGGAAACATTGAAGAAAGATGTTATGGAGTATGGTGTTTGTAATTCATTATTCACCGCACAGATGCCAGTTGCATCATCTGCAAAGATTACTGGTTCTTTTGAAATGACAGAACCAGCACACTCTGCATTATTCAACAGACGAGTTGTTGGAGGTGAAATTATGATTGTGAACAAATACTTGATTAACGATTTCGAAAAAATTGGTATTTGGTCTGAAGACTTGAAGAATGAAATAATTCTGAATGAAGGTTCAATTCAAAATATTAACTTTAATTTATACCTTGACCCTGAGGATAAAAACTACAACAAAAAAGTTAAAAGAATTGAACACCTAATTCCAAAGTACAAAACAATTTGGGAAATTTCTCAGAGAGAATTGATTAACATGGCGGCTGACAGAGCACCTTTCATTGACCAATCTCAGTCTATGAATATCTATATGTCTAACCCGACATTGTCAAAGATTACATCATCCCACTTCCATTCATGGGAAAAAGGATTGAAAACTTTGTGTTATTATGTAAGAACTAAAGCGATATCAACAGGGGCTAAACACTTAGCGTTGGATATCTCAAAGACACAAAAACCAAAACCAAATGTTGAGGTTCCAAAAGTAGATTATAGTAGTATGAATTTACCACCAAAACCTGAAGGAATTGAAATTGAATGTTTCGGTTGTTCATCTTAATTAAATAATTAATCCCGATATATATCGGGATTTTTTATTTGTGGCTATTTATAAGGAAAAACAAGGGTCTTATATTTATCTTTATGGCAAATGGATTTACATATGGAATAAACTTTCCTTTCAGAGATTCACGAAGGGGTGATTATTTAGAACTCACTCAATTAGAATCTCAACAGGTAAAATCGGATTTAATTCACTTACTTTTAACTAGAAAAGGAAGTAGATATTATTTACCTGAATTTGGAACCAGATTATACGAATTTTTATTTGAACCTTTTGATGGTTTAACTTTTGACGCAATACAATCAGATATAAGGGATGCGGTTCAAAATTTTATGCCAAATCTGTTATTGAATCAAATAACAATTACACCTGCCGATCCTATGGAGGAAGTTGATACTATGATAGGTGAAAATATTATTGGTACAAGTGAATCTCCAATTTACAGATTACCAGGAAAAGGTACTTCGGAATATACTGCAAAAATTAGAATAGATTACTCAAACAACAGATCGACTTTTGCTCAGAGTGATTTTGTTATTATTAATATTTAATATAGATGGCAAATCGTAAAATTTCATATACAACCAGAGATTATCAAGGAATAAGAACTGAGTTATTAAATTATGTGAGAACATATTATCCTGAACTGATTCAGGATTTTAATGACGCAAGACCGTCAGTTTCTTTAGTGGATTTTTCGATTACGGTTCCTGCTTTTGGTGACGCTGAAGACCAAAGATACCTCGGAACTTTGGCAAGAGGGTCTCAAGTATCAGGTGCTGGCATTGTATTTGAAAACATATATGACGTTGATTTCACATCACCATATAACGCCCAAGGATTTCCTAACAGATTAAAAATACCGAACTTCAATGCAAATAATGTTTTAGTCAATTATACTATTACCAAAAGAGAATTGGTTGTTAATGGTATAACTAAAGTTTTCAAACGAGTTATTACTCCAAATGACGTAAAACCATTTTTTGAATTGTTCTTGCCTGAAAAAAATGTTTTGGGTATTACAAGTGTTTTACTTAAGAGTGGTACCGACTACACTAATATTCCAACAACTGCGGAATTCTTGGGAGTTGCAAACAAATGGTATGAAGTTGACGCATTAGCCGAAGATAGGGTTTTCATTGAAGACCCTACAAAAGTATCTGACCAACCTGGTATCAAAGTTGGTAGATATATTCAAACACAAAATAGATTCATTAGTGAATATACTCCTGAAGGGTTCAAGAAATTAACTTTTGGTGGAGGTACTAATACAGCACAAGATGCTTTGAATCAATTCACAACATTAGGTGCAACGATAGACTTACAAAGATATTCAAACAATTTGTCTTTGGGTTCCGCTTTGACTCCTAATTCAACTCTATTTGTTCAATACCGAGTGGGTGGTGGATTAGGAACTAACTTAGGAACAAATGTTATTACACAAATAGGAACAGTGTCTTTCTTTGTTAATGGACCATCAGAACTTACAAATTCATCTGTAGTTAATTCTTTAAGATGTAACAACGTTACCGCGGCTATTGGTGGAGCGGGTCTACCTTCTTTGGAAGAAATAAGAAATTATGTTTCGTTTAACTTCTCGGCACAGAAAAGAGCGGTTACAGTACAAGATTATGAATCTATCATCAGGAATATGCCATCAGAGTTCGGAGCACCTGCAAAAGTTTCAGTTACGGAAAACGATAATAAAATCTTAATTCAGTTATTATCATATGATACTTCAGGAAAATTGACCAACATTGTTTCCAATACTCTGAAGCAGAACGTTGCGACTTACCTGTCGAACTATAGAATGATGAATGATTACATATCTATTTTTACTGCGGAGGTCATCGACTTAAGTATTGAAGTATCGATTGTTTTAACGTCAGCACAAAATTCAGGACAAGTTATTGCTGACGTTGTGGATAGAATTTCTACCTATTTTAATCCACAAGTAAGGGAATTAGGACAGAATGTTTATTTATCTGAAATTCAAAGTATTGTTCAGAATCAAAATGGTGTCCTGACAGTTGCAGGAATAAAAGTGTTTAATAATGTTGGAGGACAATATTCTTCGGCTGAAACGTCTATGCAATATTCGGACCCTGAAACCAGACAAATTGCGCCTGTTGCTGATACAATTTTCGCACAGCCTTCTCAAGTTTACCAAATTAGATATCCAAGTAAGGATATTAAAGTTTCTGTAGTAAACTTCCAATCCACTACATTCTCTTAATAGGTTTATTATCCTAATCTTTGGTTTATAATTTACAATGTGTGTCTATTTGATTCTTAAAAATTACACATAAACTATTTATAAATTAAAGATATTACATGGGTGATTCATATAGAATTAAGACCGAACTTGGTATTAACAAAACAATTAATGTACAGTTAGACCAAGAGTTCGAATTCTTAGAAATTTTATCTCTTAAAATACAACAAACGGATGTCTACACAAGGAGTTGTGCGGATTATGGTGTTTTAGTTGGTAGGGTCACTGCAAACAACGGTTTTGGAGTACCAAATGCTAGAGTTTCTATATTCATACCTATTGAACAGGTAGATGAGTCTAACCCGATTATTACAAGTATCTATCCGTACAAATCACCAAGTGATAAAAATAGTGATGGGTATCGATACAATCTATTACCATATACTCCTTCTTATTCAAAACATGCTGCAACTGGAACACTACCAACAAAATCTGATGTTCTAACAGGAAGTACTGCCGTAGAAATTTACGACAAGTACTACAGGTTTACAACAAAAACTAATGATAGTGGGGATTATATGATTATGGGTGTTCCATTGGGTGAACAAACCATAGTCATGGATGTAGACCTTTCAGACATTGGAGAATTTTCTTTGACTCCTCAAGATTTAATAAGAATTGGTTTAGCCACAGAAGCACAAGTTGCGGGTAATCAGTTCAGAACTTCTAATGATTTGAATTCTTTGCCACAAATTATCAATCTGACGAAAAGTGCTGAAATTTCACCACTTTGGGGTGACCCTGAAGTTTGTCAAATATCAGTTAACAGATTAGATTTTGATTTACGAGACGATGCTAATGTTGATATCCAACCGACCTCAGTATTCATGGGGTCAATTTTTTCAACCGAAGACAACTTCAGACTACGGAAAAATTGTCGACCTAGAGATAACATGGGTAATCTGTGTGACCTTATTACCGGACCTGGACAAATATTGTCAATCAGACAAACAATTTCCCAAGATGTTAACGGTAATCCCATTTTAGAAGAGTATGAGTTAGAACAGGCGGGTAACGTAATTGATGGGGATGGTACTTGGATAGTAGAACTCCCAATGAATTTAGATTATTTTATTACAAATGAGTTTGGGGAAAAAGTGTTATCTAATGACCCAACTATTGGTATCCCAAGTAAAGCTAAGTATAGATTCAAAGTTAAGTGGCAACAATCTTCAGGATTGTCTCAACAGACAAGGAGGGCAAGTTTTTTAATCCCAAATGTCAGAGAATATGGTTGGGTTGGGTCCTCTCCCGATCCACAAAACTCTAATATCCTCACAACTCAAAA